CTTGTTGAACAAGGATGTGAACTACATCCGCGCTGCGTATCCGCCGCCGAATAGTTATGGCAAGCCCAAGTACTACGCGATCTGGGACGACAACACCATGATCCTTGGGCCGACTCCCGATCAGGCGTATACGGCTGAACTGCATTACTACTATTATCCGCCGTCCATCGTAAATGTAGGTAATACGTGGTTAAGCGATAACTTTGAGACGGTGCTTCTTTACGGTTGTATCCGTGAAGGCTATACGTATCTCAAAGGTGATCCGGATTTGATGCAGTATTACGAAAATAAATATCAGGAGTCGTTAGGACTTCTCAAACGTCTTGGCGATGGTTTGGATCGTCAGGATGCGTATCGTTCTGGGCAAGTTAGGATTCCGGTGACTTGATGTTTAGCGGAAATACAGAAATTGGTGATGTCTTTGTACAGACCACGGATCATCGCGGGCATACTGTAGATGAGATCGCAGAGCGTGCGGCCAACCGTATTCTCAGCGTTGATACGAAAGAAGCCCTGCATTATTGGCTTGTTAAATACCTTAGTGAAGCACAACAGGCTGAGCGTGAGGAAATATGCAAGAAGTTAGATAAACAGGGTTATTCGGAAATTGCACATTTAATTGGAGACCTATAATGGCTATTACTCAGGCAATGGCGACGAGCTTCAAGGTTCAAATCCTTGAGGGCGTACACAATTTTGGTTCAGGTGTCGTTCGCGCTTCGGCTGCTGCGGATGTGTTCAAACTTGCGTTGTTCACTTCTTCGGCCACGTTGGGTGCTGCTACAACGGCGTATAGCACGACGGATGAGGTTTCCTCGTCTGGTACGAACTACCCGGCTGGCGGCTTGACGCTGACGATTTCGCAGGCTCCAACTTCATCGGGCACAACGTCTTTCATCGACTTCGATGACCTGACCTTCCCGAGCGCGACGATCACGGCGAACGGTGCGTTGATATACAACGCTACGCAGGGTAACAAGGCTGTTGCGGTTCTGGCCTTTGGCGGTGATAAGACCTCCACGGCTGGTAACTTCACCATCCAGTTCCCGGCTGCTGCTGCTTCGACTGCGATCCTTCGCATCGCCTAAGTAGGCTACGTCTGTGACAGACGTAGTGGTAGCCCTTGACGGCTGGAACTCCATTACAGGATGGGGCGAAGGTGGTTGGGGCACAGCTTCTGTAAGCTTCACCGGTATCGGTGAGGTAGGGACGCTTTCGTTTGTTACAGATCAAGTTATTGTAGTCACCGGCCTTGAGGCGACGGGTGAACTCGGTACGGTATTTGTTAATACCGATCAGGTCATTCTTGTCACAGGGCTAGAAGCTCAGGCAATCCTCAGTGATGAAGTCGTCGTTGCTGATGCCATTGTTATTGAAGATGGTGTTGTAGGAACAGGTGAGACGGGTGATGTAACGGTTTTCCTTGAACTTATCGTGCCGGTTACGGGCGTTTCGGCGTCTGGACAGATCGGTACGGTGTCGTTTGTCACTGAACAAATTTTGTTGGTTACGGGACTTGAAGGAACAGCGGAGCTTGGTATTCCGTCCGTCATCGCTGGTCATACTGAACTTGTAACGGGACTCGCAGCGACCGGCGAATTGGGCGATGTAGCGGTCTTTACCGATCAAGTTCTGGCTGTAACCGGACTTGAGGCAACTGGAGAAACCGGGACGCTATCGTTCGTAACAGATCAGATTTTGGCTGTTACAGGTGTTGCAGGTACTGCTGAACTTGGCGATGCGGTTCAGAACTCTATATACCTTGTCACCGGAGTGTCCGGAACAGGTGCGGTCGGCACGGTAAGTGTTGCGGTTGCATATCTAGTTACAGGAGTTTCTGCAACAGGTAGTATCGGCTCTCAATCGCCTGCTGTTAACGTATGGGGCTTAATTAATACAAACCAGAACGCGAACTGGACGCAAATCGCGGCGTGAGGTAATTAAAGATGTCTAGTACATTTTCAACTAATTTGGCCCTTGAGCTTATCGGCACAGGCGATCAGGCCGGTACGTGGGGTAACACCACTAATACTAACCTCGGCACGCTCATTGAGCAGGCCATTTCAGGTTACGTCACTCAGGCCGTATCGACCGGCACTGACACGACCATCACGATCCCGAACGGTGCGACCGGTGTCGCCCGTAATATGTTCATCGAACTGACGGGAACCGGTGGGGCCAGCACAAACCTGATCGTACCGTCTAACAAGAAACTCTACTTCATCTACAACAATGCCTCGGGCGCAGTGACGGTTAAAGTTGTTGGACAAACGGGCGTTTCGGTTCCAGCGGGTAGTAAATTTATTCTCGTATCAAACGGCACCGATATTGTCGAAGCGACAAGCTATTCAACCGGTGTAGGCACTAGTCTTAATTTGACTACGTTGACGGCGACTTCAGCCAACATCACGACACTTTCCGGTACGAACTTCTCTGCCACAAGTCTGACGTTGACTAACGCACTTGGCGTTGCTGAAGGCGGTACTGGAGTTGATTCAGCGCCGACTAACGGTCAACTTTTAATTGGTAATGGAACCGGGTTTGCACTGTCCACGTTGACTGCGGGTGACGGAATCTCGGTCACTAATAATGCGGGCAGCATCACTATTGCTGCGAGCGGCGGCGGTCTTCCGGAAGTCGTAGTTACAGCGTCCACTGCAATTACAGCGGCGGTGAATTTTCATTATGTATTGACTGCTGCGACAGCGGCGACGGTTACGCTTCCCGCTTCACCAACGATCAGTGACACAATCTACGTCACGGTGTCCAATGGGCTAACCTCAAACGTGGTCGCTCGTAACGGTAAAAATATTCAAGGTATTGCCGAAGATTTGACGCTTAACGCGACTTACGCCTCGGTACAACTTCGATATTCAGACGCAACTGAAGGATGGATTTTCGCATGAGTTTGTTCACACAATTCACTGGCGGGGTCGCCGCTTTTCCAATCGCCACGGCTTATTACGGTTCTTCTACTACCGTTATCACGCAAGGCACGGGCTTTTACCAATTCTTCGTGATCGGGGCTGGTGGCGGTGGTGGCTCATCGGCCGGAGGTACGTCTGATGGTCTAGCCGCGACCGGTGGTGGGGCTGGAGGTACGGCTCTTAAAACCCTATATTTACCCGCTGGCACTTCAATAGTGATCACGATTGGCGCTGGTGGTGCCGCTGCCTCGGGTGTTGTGTCTACTGCGGGTGGTGCGACTAACGGCGCTAGTGGGGGGATCACCACTGTGGTCGGAGGGGGGGTCAGTATTACTTGCAACGCCGGTGCCGGTGGTCTTGGCGGGCGTAACCCGTTTCCGTCGTCGGTCTCATTGACAGTGAGCGGCGCAGTTGGCGGTAATGCTACCGGTGGTGATGTAAATTTCAGTGGTGGTGGTAGCGGGTCTGCTACGGGCGGTAATGACCTTGCTATTTCGGGAGGGGGAGCTATCGGGATCGTAACTAATGGTTATAGTTCGGTAGCCGCTGGTCTTGGTCAATATGGGGGCGGTGCCGGTACCGGTGCAACAGGCAGCGCAGGTACGGGCGCATTTACAGATCCAGCGGCGCGAGGTGGAACTTCGTATGAAGCCGCGGCCCCTTATGCTGGTGCCGCGTCTGTCGGCACAATCGCCGGCATTACTTTTGCGGGAGGCCCCGGAAGTCAGCCCGGTAACACTTCTAGTCCGATCAACGCTAGTGGCTTTGGTGCTGGTTCAACGCCGGGTACCGGCGGTGGCTCTCAACTTTTTGCGGGAGCCGCTGGCTTTGGCGGCGGCGGTGCTGCGAGTGGCCCCGGTTTTGCGTCCCGTCCGGGTGGTGTAGGCGGTGGCGGCGGACCCCAAGTTATACGCAGTAACAGTGCCTTTACTACAGCGGCCGGTGCCGGTGGCAGTGGTGCTGTGTTCATGCAATATTTAGGGAGCTAACGTGAATTACATATACACAGTAACTGAACTGGATGGGACCGCCCACGATATTGTCGCCAAGCAGTCCTTTGTAGATCAGTATTACCCTAACCGGTGGGTACTAGTTGGCCCTGTTCCAACGGAGCCTCCCCCTGTCGTGGCCCCGATTATTACCAAGGTGGCTATGATCTCTCGGTTTACTCCGCAAGAGTACGTCGGAATTATCACTGCAACCAAGACCGATGCCGAAGTACAAGCATGGTATGACCTATTCCAAGCGGCAAATGTCGTTGATTTGCTAGACCAGCGGACCATCTCCGGTATCAACTCGTTGGCTACTAAGGGTTTGCTTACCCAAGCTCGTGCCGATGCGATTTTGACCGACCCGGTGCAGCCCAGCGAAAGGCCGTCGTGAGGTAGCTCAACATGATGACAATGATCTCAACCTTCCTGTCTTTCTTGGCAGGTGGGCTACCCAAGATCCTGCAAATTTTCCAAGACCGGCAGGACAAGAAGCATGAGTTAGCCTTGGTCGCTGCCCAGAAGGAGCGCGAGTTGGCGCTGGCCGAACGAGGCTTCATTGCTCAGGCACGGGTAGAAGAGATCAAGCTGGAGCAAATTCAGACTCAGACAGCGGGCGAAGAACGCCAAGCCCTGTATCAACACGACATGGAGATCGGCAAAGGCGCGAGCCAGTGGATGATCAATCTCCGCGCCAGTGTCCGTCCGGTCGTGACGTATATCTTCGTGCTGGAACTTGTTGCCATCAACATTGCTGGTGTTTGGTACGCCTACAACACGGGCGTGCCGTTTGCTGCTGCGATGGCAGAGGTGTTCTCGGATGACGAGATGCTAATCCTGTCTTCAATTATCGCCTTCTGGTTTGGGACACAGGCTTTTGGCAAGAAGTGAAAGTCAGCCCCGCTGCCATCCAGATGATCAAGCACCACGAAGGGGTGAGGACTAAACCTTACCGCTGTCCGGCGCTTTTGTGGACTGTGGGCGTGGGTCACGTGATTGATCCAAAACACACCGCTATCCCATTTAATGAACGCAAAGATCTACCGATACCCGCAGGGTGGGATCGCACTCTCACGATGGACGAGGTGGATCGGATACTTGCTCAAGACCTTGGCCGGTTTGAGCGTGGTGTGGTTCGACTTTGCCCTGCTGCTGTTGGCAATCAAGGAATCTTCGATTCTCTCGTCAGTTTTGCCTTCAACGTGGGTCTTGGTAATCTCCAGCGTTCTTCCCTTCGGATGAAGACAAACCGGGGCGAGTTTGAAGAAGCGGCTGACGAGTTCCTGAAATGGACGAAGGCGGGTGGTAAAGTACTGCCGGGATTGGTAAAAAGGCGCAACGACGAACGGGCGTTGTACCTGTCGGGGGTCGTCTAATGCCGCTTCAGAAACTAGAACTACGCCCCGGCGTTAACCGCGAATCAACTAGCTATGCCAACGAGGGCGGCTTCTTCGCATCTGACAAGGTGCGTTTTCGATCTGGCTACGCCGAAAAACTGGGCGGCTGGCAAAATATTAACTTTGCCTACACGTATAAGGGTGTTGCCCGGTATCTCTGGAACTGGGTAACGGCTGTCGGCCAGAATCTTTTAGGTGTAGGCACCAACCAGAAAGTTTACGTAGAACTAGGCGGTGAGTTTTACGACATCACTCCGCTTGGTAACTCGCTTACGTTATCTAATAATCCGTTTACTACGGCGGCTGACAGTAAAGCAGTTCAGGTCAATGCCACTGCACACGGCACATCTATCGGTACGTACGTCACTTTCTCAGGTGCGACGGCGGTAGGTAGCCTGACTTTAAATGGTGCGTTTGAAGTTGCTTCAGTTCCAAGTGCCAATTCTCTTGTTATTTATTCGCCTACGGCGGCGGGTTCCACGGCTACCGGCGGCGGCTCTTTAGTAGTTGCTCAGTACGATATTGATGCGGGTAACGCTGTCTATACCACTCAAGTTGGTTGGGGCGGCCCCCCGTGGGGTAGTGGTGGCTGGGGGTCGTCATCCCCGGCTGGTATCCCGATGCGGCTTTGGTCGATGTTTAATTTTGGCGATGACCTGATCTTTGCTGAGCGTAGTGGCGAGGTCTACTTCTGGACTAAAGATACTTCTACGTGGGCACGGGCGGTTTCGCTTGAAGAGAAAGCCAACACGGTAGAGAAAACATCGACCACGGCCACGGCTGCTTCTGGCGCTGCCGCTATTGTGGTGGCTGACGCCACAGGCATTAACACTGGCTCTGTCGTATCAGGTACGGGCATTCCAACGGGTACTTTTGTAACTGCCGCTTGGACGGGTTCAACGTCTGTCACGCTCTCGGCAGCAGTCACGGCGACTCTTACGGCGTCTGATGTTTCATTCAGTTATGCAGGGCGTCATGTCCCCAACGAAACTAACGTCATCATTGACTCGCCGGTAAATGAGTTCACGATTTGCATGGGTTCAACCCCATACGACCCGACCAATTTCAACACGGTATTTAATCCGCTTTTGGTTCGTTGGTCGGATCAAGGTAATCCGTATGAGTGGGTGCCTGAAGTTACTAATCAGTCTGGTGAGCAAACTCTGTCTCACGGCTCGTTTATCGTAGCTACGCAGAATACTCGTCAGGAAATCCTGATTTGGACTGATACCGCTATTTTCTCGATGCAGTACATCGGACCACCGTTTGTGTGGAACTTTACCCTGCTAGATCAAGACATTTCGATCGCATCGCAGAATGCGGCGCAGACGGTCAATAACGTCACGTACTGGATGGGTCGAGATAAGTTCTTCATGTATACGGGTCGCGTAGAAACGCTGCCTTGCACCCTTCGTCAGTTTGTCTATAACGACATTAACTACGATCAACTTGATCAAGTTTGTACAGGCAGTAACGAAGGCTTCAACGAAGTCTGGTGGTTCTACCCGTCAGCTAATAGTTTTATTAATGATCGTTATGTGATCTATAACTACCTTGAGCGTATTTGGTATTACGGCAATATCAATCGCACGGCGTGGTCCGAGCATACCCAGCGTAATTACCCAATCGCGGCGTTCTCTATTCAGACTTCGTACCTTGCTACGGCGATTGATTCGTCCATTACGACGATTGCCTTGGTAGATGCTGCAACGTACCCGTTAAGCGGTACGGTTACGATTGATTCTGAGCAAATCACGTACGCCAATATTGTTAACAATACCCTTACTGGGTGTGTACGTGGCGCTAATGGAACAACGGCTGCGTCTCACACTCAATACACGGTTGTCAGTCTCAGGATTCCGAACCAAGTCTTGTTGCATGAAGTTGGCAACGACGATGCGTCGATCAATCCGCCCGTGCCGATTGAAGCGTTTATTGAGTCGTCGGACTTTGACATTCAAGACGGTCAGAACTTTGGCTACGTCTGGCGCATCCTGCCTGACTTGAACTTTACGGGATCGAACGGAGCCAATCCGTCTGTAACGCTTACCGTTAAACCCCGTCAGAATTCAGGCAGTAACTACACCGCTGCCGATACGCCGACCGTTACCCGAACATCGGTGATCCCAATTCAGCAGTACACCGGTCAGGTCTACACCCGAGTGCGTGGCCGTCAGATGGCGTTCCGTGTGGACTCAACTGATCTTGGTGTAGCGTGGCAAATGGGCATGATGCGTATTGATGTTAAACCGGACGGACGCCGATGACCGTCGCTCGCGGTGTAGTGCCGCCGAACTTACCGGTTGCCCCGACTGATTATCAGGTTCGATATCAGGACCAATTAACTAACATCCTGCGTTTATATTTTAGCCAAGTTACTAACCGGATTAATTCCCCGACCGCACACGCTTCGTATTTTGATACGACGACGCAGACGAATCCGGTAGCCGATGCCGTTAATCTTTTCACGTTTAACTCAGTTGTTTCTCAGCAAGCCGTTACTCGTGGCGTACCCGCATCTAGAATATTTGTTGCCCAGACGGGTGTTTACAACTTCCAGTTCTCGGCTCAGTTGGACAAGACGGGCGGCTCAGCTAGTGCGGTTTACATTTGGCCCCGGATCAACGGAGTCAATCTGCCGGACTCAGCTACCAAGATCGTCATCGACGGTCCTAACAGTGAAATTGTCCCGGCTTGGAACTTTGTGCTTGTGCTAGAAGCCAACGACTACTTTGAGTTGGCTTGGCAGTCTTCCGATACCAACGTAGTCATCCCATACGTGGCAGCAAGTGGGAATATCCCGGCCATTCCGTCCATCATCATGACTGTCACTTGGGTGTCGAATTACGAGGCCAACGAGTGATACCATTTAAGAAACCTTACCCCACGGGGGTTGTATGAACGATAGATATCCTGCGGCAGGACTTGCGTCCCTTGTAGCCGCTCAAGGTCGTAACGGGGATTCCACCCTCGTTCACATGACTCCCGAAGAGGTTCGCAGCCTCCAAGCCATCGCCCGTGCACAGGGTGTGGAACTACCGGTCAATCCGGTAACAGGGGTCCTTGAAGCGTCGGCCCTTAGTAGATTTTTAAGTTCTATTGGAAGGGGCATTGCTAACGTCGGTCGCACGATAATCCAAAACCCTCAGACCACCGCATTGATTGCTGGCACCGCCTACGGCGCTATCAAGGGCGACCTGCAAAAAGGTCTTGAGGCGGGCATGAAAGCCTACGCTGGGACTAAATTGCTTGGCGGTATCACGGCTGGAATGCAGCAACGAGGTGCCGCTACGGGGGTTCGACGGCCGACGTTAAGTGATGAAGCCTTAAAAAGTAAAGGTTATACCGACGAAGAAATTGCTAATTTAAAGTTTGAGTTTCCTCAGACCCTGACCCAACAGCCGCAAGGCGGTCTTGACGCTCTCTTAACTCGGACGTTGGGCGGCGGTCAGACGGGTACTACGCAGCAAGGGCAGGCTCCGCAGGGGCAACAAGGTCAGCAAGGACTCTTCCGTTCGGGCGATCCGATCATGGATGCCATCATGCTCTACGCCACTAAGAAGGCTGAGCAGAAACTCACGGGGCAGCGTCCGGGTATCCCGACTCCTGAGCCGGTGCAGTATCGCAACGTGCAGTACAGCCGTGGGCAGGTTAACCCGCTGTTCTTTACTCAGCCGGGGCAGCCGTATTTTATCGGTGGTGGATACACTGATCAGGGTTATACAACGCAGCCCCCTGATTACACTCGCACGCCATCTTTTACCCAGCCCCAGACGCAGACTCAGATGCCGGGGCAACAGTATCAACAGCCCCCACCCACGGCTCCACCTAGGTCAGAACCGCTAAGCGGTTTAGGTGACAGGAGATACGCTATGGCTGGGGGCGGTATTGTCCCTCGGCCTAATCCGTCTTACCCGATGAGCCGGGTGCAGCCTGTTGGCTACGAACCTGAAACTAATGTGTTTACGGGTGAAGAGGGTTTTGCTGAAGGCGGCATATCGGAAACGGCCAGCAATTTAGATTTGGAGTCTGAAGAAGAAAGGAGGCGGAAGTATTTCGAGAATCTCCGCCCTTTCGCTCCCGCCCTGTCTGATTACTATCGCACTGGTGCTATCAGCACCGGTTCAGAACAGGGCGACAATTTAAACCGCGATCCGCTTACTCGTCTGCCTCAAGTGCCACCGGGCGGCATAGCCAGCCCGGACCTTGCAGATTGGTATCGTTCACTTCTTGTACCCCCTACAGGCCGTGCTCCGGTCAATATGGGGGATTACTTTTCTACTAGTCCAAGACGAGGCACTACTAATTACGGCCCAGTCGTAACTTATCCAGAAGTTACACCGCCTCCGCCACCCCCACCGCCTCCGCCGCCTAAGACTTGCGAGGAAGGCTTCGTATATATCGCCGCACGCGTCCTTGCAGGACTTGATCCGTGCGCTAAAGAGTGTTCGCCGGGCACTAAGCCCGATGCGTTAGGGTTCTGCATACC